TCAGGCGACTTTAATACTGAGCTTTCAGAACAAAGAGAAGATGCTATGAAGTATTATCTCGGAGAACCTTTTGGTAACGAGATAGAGGGTCGATCTGAGATTGTTACAACTGATGTAAGAGATACTATCGAATACATTATGCCAAGTCTTATGCGTATTTTTACAACGCACAATAATGTCGCTGAGTTTGAGCCACAAGGCCCTGAAGATGTCGAAATGGCACAACAAGCTACCGACTATGTTAACTATGTTTTTAACAAGCAAAATAACGGCTTTAAGGTGCTATACGATGCCTTTAAAGATGCGTTAATATCTAAAACAGGAGTTATTAAACATTTTTGGGAAGAAAAAAAAGAGGTATCTCACGAAACATACGAGAACCTAACTGAAATAGAATACCAATCTATATTAGCAAATGATGATTTAGAAGTCGTAGAACACACAGAAACCATTATACAAAAACAACAAGTCGATGATTTTGGTACTTTAATATCTCCAGCTATTATTGAACACGATGTTAAAGTAAAAAGAACTAAAGTAGATGGGCAAGTTAAGGTAGTATCTGTACCACCAGAAGAATTTTTAATATCAAGAAGGGCAACTTCTATTGAAGATGCTAGTTTTGTGTGTCATAGGGTTAAAAAAACAGTATCTGATCTAATTTTAGAAGGATATCCTAAGTCAATAGTTGATGAATTACCTAGTTATACACAATCAAATGCTGAGTTAAACGAGGAAAGAATAGCAAGATTTAGCTTTGATGATGATTCTCTACCAGCAGATGAGGGAAGTGGGCCTTCAAGAAAAGTTTGGTTAGAGGAATGTTATATACATCTTGACTACGATGGCGATGGTATAGCAGAACTTAGAAAGATTACCAAAGGTGGTAATATAATATTAGATAATGAGGAGATTGACTCAATACCTTTTTCAACTATTTGTCCATTACCAATACCACATAAGTTCCATGGCATGAGTATTGCTGATACAGTCCAAGACATACAGTTAATTAAATCTACTATCATGAGAAATCTTCTTGATAACATGTATTTAACTAACAATGCTAGATATGCAGTATTAGCAGGTCAAGTTGAGCTAGATGATTTATTATCTTCTAAACCAGGTGGGATCGTTAGAATGAGAGCACCAGGAGCTGTTACAGCTTTACCTACGCCACAAATACAACCTTATGCTTTCCAAATGGTACAATACCTAGATGGCATTAGAGAAGAAAGATCAGGTGTATCTAAAATGTCGCAAGGATTAAACCCTGATGTATTGACATCTCATGTAACTTCAGGAGCTATATCAGCAGCAACTGAGTCTGCTATGCAAAGAATTGAGTTAATTGCTCGTATATTTGCAGAAACAGGTATTAAAGATTTATTCAGAAACATCTACTCACTGGTACAAAGATACGAAGATAGACAAAAAATGGCTTATCTCAATGGTAAATTTGTACCGATAGATGTATCTCGTTGGAAAGAAAAATTAAATTGTACTATAAATGTTGGTGTTGGGTCAGGTTCTCAGCAAAGTAAAACTCAAACTATGGGTTCTATTATGCAGATAATACAAGGTCTAATACAAAATGGTGGAATGGGATCATTGGTTACACCACAAAATATATACAATGCAGTAAGTGAATTTATAGCTCAGTCAGGATATAAAAACTCAGATCAGTTTATATCTAACCCAGCTATGATGCCACCAAAACCACCACCTGAACCTACTTTAGAGGAGAAGGTTGAACAAAGAAAAGCACAAGTTGAGTTACAAAAACTACAATTACAAGCTCAAGAGTTAGAGATAGATACGCAGTTAAAAGCACAAGAACTTAAATTAAAACAAGAAGAAGCAGCAATCAATCTTGCTCTTAAGCAACAAGAACTAGCAATTAAGAAATCACAACTTGAGTTAAACGAACAAGAACTTGCACTAGAAGCTGTGCAAAATAGACCTGTTGGAATAGGCCCAAGCTAATGGCATACCCTAAATACTCAGGTCATGGAAGAATTGAGAGAAACAAATTAGTTTCTAAGAAGATTAAGGTGTTAAGAAAAGAAGGTAAGCCACAAAAACAAGCTGTAGCAATCGCTTTAAATACTTACCCTAAAAGAAAGAAGTTGCCACTAGCATGAAAGATTTAAATGAATTAAATACAGAAATAGAACTTATTAAAAAAGATATCTATGATATTAAAACGAATCATCTTCAACATATTGAAAAAGATATGAAAGATGTAAAAATAGAAGTCTTTAGATTTAAATATGTTATTTGGGGAGCTTTAGTTATATTTATTTTAATGACAGACAAATTTACAAACTTATTGAGGTTACTATAATGTACGGATATAAAAAACCAAAGAAAGGTAAAAAGAAAAAAGGCAAATGTTAACTAAATTACAAAGAGCAACTCTTGCAAAACATAAAAAACATCATACTGCAAAACATATGGCTTTTATGCGTAAGGAAATGAATAAGGGTAAAACCTTTACACAGGCACACACATTAGCAATGAAAAAGGTAGGAAAATGAGTTTATACAGAAACATTAACAAAAGGAAAAAAGCAGGAACAAGTAGAAGTAAAAAGAACTCTACAATATCAGCTAAAGCATATGCAAATATGAAAGCTGGTTTTCCTAAAAAGAAAAAGAAGAAAACATAATTGGTTAAATTAACAGAAAAATCAGAACTTACTAAAACAGAATTACAACAACTTTTGTTGAAATATCGTATTTCAGTAAATGAGCTACACTTGAAAACATCTATTCCTAAGAATGATATTCATGGGTATCTCGCTGGGAGAAAAACTATAACCACAGATATTGTGGATAGAATCAACCAAATAGGAGAAAAAAATGGCAGATAAAGAAAGTGCAATTAAAGAAGGACAAGATGCTGAGAGGTTATTAACAGACCCTCTCTTGATAAAATCTTATGAAGTTATCCAAAACGATATCTTTCAACAATGGATAAGAACTGATATAGAAGAATCTAGTAAAAGAGAATCTCTATATTTTTCATTAAGAGGAGTCTTAACAGCTCAAAATGTTCTTGTTAATACTATGGAAAATGGAAAGATAGTTGAAAAAGAATTAAAGGGAGGTAAATAATCATGGCAAAAGATGATATCCCTGTAAAAGAATCCACAAATCGTGGTGTGCCTGTAACTGATGTAAGATCAGCACAAGCAGCACTTCAAGGTATGATGAGCACTCCAAACGAGGAGCAAAGCACAGAAGATCAAGAAGAAACAGAAACAACGGAAGAAGTTTCTGCACAGGACACGGAGTCCGAATCAGTTGAAGTTGAAGCAGATAATCCTGATGGGTTAACTGCTGATGACTTAGTAGACCAAGACCAAGCAGAAGAAAGTCAGACACCTAGTACATACACCATTAAAGTTGATGGTAAAGATGTTGAGGTTACTCTCGATGAACTTCAAGCAGGTTACAGTAGACAAGCTGATTACACAAGAAAAAGTCAAGTATTGGCCGAACAACGTAAAAAAGCTGATGAAGAATTAGCAGCGACTCAACAAGAAAGACAGCGTTACTTATCACAACTTGAACAATTTAACATTCAGGCAGATTCTAAAATAGAAGAACTTGCAAAAACTGATTGGACTAAACTCAAGGAAGAAGATCCAACCGAATATATGTTGAAAAGAGATCAATATAGAGAACTTCAAGATAATAAAAGAATAGTTGAAGAAGAACAAAAGAATCTTCAATATAAACAACAACAAGAGCATGAAGCTAAATGGCAAGAAGAACTTGTTAGACAGCAAGAAATTATGGCACAAAGACTACCTGAATGGACTGATCCTGACAAAGGCCCTAAATTGAAACAATCAATTAAAACCTTTGCAGTTAAAAAAGGATTTACTGAACAGGAAGTTAATAGCTTAATTGATGCAAGGTCTGTAGATGTTCTACATAAAGCCATGTTGTATGAAAATCTTTTAGCAGCTAAGATTTCTAATAAGAAAGCTAAAGTTGTACCTAAAGTTCAAAAACCTGGTACTCCTCCAACAAAAGGTGAAATATCTAGTGATAAAGTTAAAGCACAAAGAGCAAGGTTAAGGAAAACTGGTCATGTAAATGATGCTAAAAGCGTTATTGAAAGCCTAATGAACTCTTAGCCTAATACAAAACTTTTTTAATATAGGTAATCAAAAATGGCAATTTATAGCAACTCTTATGAAACTTTTGATAGTAACAATAAGAGAGAAGATTTGGCGAATGTTATTTATAACATCTCACCAACAGAAACTCCATTTATGTCTAGCATTGGTACTGGTTCAGCTAGTGGCACAAAGCATGAATGGCAAACAGATAGTTTAGCAGCAGCAGCAGCTAACCTAGTAATCGAGGGTGATGACTCTCCAAACAGAGCTTTAACAGCTACTTCAAGACTATTAAACTACACACAGATTTCTACAAAACCTGTAGTAGTTACTGGTACTCAAGAAGTTGTTTCTAAAGCTGGTGTTTCTTCAGAGATGGCTTATCAAATAGCTAAAGCTGGTAAGGAACTAAAAAGAGATATGGAACTAGATATGACTGGTAAACAAGTAGCAGCAGCAGGTTCTTCAGGCACAGGTCGTGCTTCAAGAGCATATGAAGCATGGTGTAATACTAATGAACTTCATGGTTCAGGTGGTTCTACACATGGTACATCTGGTGCAGTTACAGATGGAACTCAAAGAGTTTTAACTGAAGCACTTTTAAAGTCAAATCTAAAAATGTGTTTCGACCAAGGTGGTAATCCTGATCTATTGTTAGTTGGTTCATTCAACAAACAAAAAGTATCAGGCTTTACTGGTAACTCTACTCGTATGGACATGGCAGAAGATAGAAGTCTAGTGGCTACTATTGATGTTTATGTTTCTGACTTCGGTGAAGTTAGAGTAGTAGCTGACAGGATCTTAAGAAGTTCAGGAAGAACTGCTCATGTAGTGGACACAGAAATGTGGGAAGTTGCATATCTAAGACCTTTCGGTGTACAAGACTTAGCGAAAACTGGTGATGCTGAGAAGAAACAATTACTCGTTGAGTATACTCTTGTTTCTAAAAACGAAGCAGCTAGTGGTAAAATCGCTGATTTAACTACATCATAATAAAATTTTACTTTCCTCATAGTTAGTAAAGGGTGGGGTTTTTACACTCCAATGTTTTCCCCACCCACCTAGATACATTTAATAATGACCTTGAAGAAGGTATCGCTTCGGAACGAGGGTTATTAATACGGAGAAATTTAATGAGAACATTAAACGATTATTTTTTAACAGCAGAGATAGAAGATATTTCTACTGCATCAAGCACATTTGTAGCTGTACCTGATGGTGGCAGAATTATTAAAATTATTACTGCACTACAAGGAGCTATTGGTACTGCTAATGGTGGTATTAGTTTTGAAATTGGTGGCACTGCTATTACTGGTGGTGGTATTACAGTAACTCAATCAGGATCTGCAGCAGGTGATGTTGATTCAGCAGAACCTACAGCAGCTAATAGAGTTGAAGAAGATGGAACTATCGAAATGATTACAGATGGTGCATCATCAAACGCAGTTAAACTATTAGTAACATTCGTAATTAGGAGATAAGCATGGCAAATTGGTTAGGTGGTTACAGAGTTATAGCGAATCACACAAGAACGACAAGTAGCTCATCAGCACAAACATCGGCTTTCAATGATAGTATTGAATATGTAAGAGTAACAACTACTGGCCCAGTATTTATTGAGTTTGGAGCAAATCCTACAGCAGCAACTGCAACTTCAATATACATGGCAGGAGATGAATCTATCATATTTAAAATAGATGGTGGCATGAAAATGGCAACCATTCACGCTAGTGGAACACCTACTGTTTATGTTCAGGAGCTTAGTGAATAATGAAAAGAAGGCTAGGAGATGGCGAGACCTTTCATTTTTCAGAACATTCAGGGGAATTTGCAATACAATACAAATCCCCTGATTTGTCTAAATTGATACAAAACAATAAAAGACTACAAGAGGAAGATCATCACATGAGAGATGAGTTTCGTTTATGTGCAAGAATACCAGTAATGGTTGCACAAGAATGGAAGATTAAATTTGGAATTGATATAAACAAAAAAGAAGATATGAAGGCTATTAAGAAACTGCTTAACAGTCCTGATTATAAATATTTAAAGACAACCAGTAGAGTAATATAATGGCAATATCAACATACGCAGAATTAAAAACAGCAATAGCTAATTGGTTAGACAGAAGTGATTTAACAGATGTTATCCCTGATTTTATTGCTTTAGCTGAAACAAGGCATAAAAGAGATTTTAAGATCAGAAGAATGGAAACTAGAGTAACAGCTAACACTATAGCTGATACTGAGTATTATACTTTACCTGATGATTATATTGCTATGCGTAATATAAAACTTAACACAGATACAAAAACACCTTTAGAATTTTTAACACCTGAAATAATGGATAGATTACAAGCAGGTAGTAGCGTAGGTAAACCTAAAGCCTATTCAATTAAAGGCAATACTATACAGTTAAGACCAATACCTGATGGTGTTTATGAAATAGAAATAGCTTATTATAAAACATTTGCAGCTTTATCGGACTCTAATACAACTAATGATATGCTTACACATCACCCTGATGCTTATTTATATGGAGCATTGGTTGAAGCAGAACCTTATTTGCAAAACGACAAAAGATTACAAGTTTGGGCAGGATTATACGACAGAGCCAAAGAAGATATTATAAAATCAAATGAGAGAGATAGACACTCAGGCACAGCACCTGTAACAAGAATTGACTATGGGTTATATTAATGACTACATGGACTATAGTTTCTAATACCTCAGAAGGATATTTTGAAACAGAAGATAACATATATGTACTTGCAACTGAAGATGGTGGTTTGTTACAACAAGAAGGATCTATAGTAATAGCTCCTGATGATTGGCAAGATGTACCAGCAGTAGCTACAACAACCTGGACTATACAATAAATGGCAACTAAAAAATTATCAGAATTAACAACGACAACAAGCCCTAACAGTGCTTCTATATTTGCAATAGCATATAGTGGTTCTAATTTTGGAGTTACTTTAGCTAATATAGCAGCTAATCTACCAGCAGTTACAGCAGCTAGTTTAACATCTTCAAGCACATTAACTACAACAGGTAACGCTACTATAGGTGGTGATTTGACTATAACAGGCGATGATCTGACTATGGGTACAAATACCAGTGGTGCGGCTTTAATAGCTGATGGAACAAATTTTAACCCTGTTGTTATATCAGGCGATATAGCTATAGCTACCAATGGTGCTGCAACTATACAAGCAGATGCTGTTGAAGGCAGTATGTTAAATGATAATGTTATTTCAGGACAAACTGAAATTTCATCAGGTTTAGCAGATGCAGATGAATTATTATATTCAGATGCTGGAACTTTAAAGAAAGTTGGAATGGACACCATGAAAACTTATTTTTCTCCAGTAGCTGGTTCTAGTTCAATCGTTACAACAGGAACGATATCATCAGGAACTTGGGAAGCTACAGACATAGGAGTAGCTCATGGTGGAACAGGAGCTTCATCTTTAACAGCTAATGGCGTATTAATCGGTAATGGCACATCAGCAGTAACTGCTGTAGATATGTCTACTAAAGGCAAATTATTAGTTGGAGATGGTTCAGGAAATCCACAGGCTTTAGCAGTAGGAACTAATAATTATGTATTAACTGCTGATAGTGGTGAAGGAACAGGTATAAAATGGGCAGCAGTAACAGCAGCAACTCCTACAGCAATTACAGTAGCTGATGAGAGTAGTGATACAAGTTGTTTCCCGCTGTTTGTTACGGCAGCGACTGGTGATCTTGGCCCTAAAACAGCAGCAGGATTAACTTTTAACTCAAGCACAGATGTATTGTCAGGAACTTTTTCAGGTAATATAACTGGTAATGTTACAGGAAACACATCAGGAAGCTCAGGTTCTTGTACTGGTAACTCAGCTACAGCAACAACTTCTACAAACGTAACAGTCGCAGATGAATCTTCAGATACAACGTGCTTTCCATTATTTGTTACAGCAGCAACAGGCGACCTTCCACCTAAATCAGGAAGTAATCTTGCTTTTAATTCTAGCTCAGGAGTTTTAACAGCTACTGGCTTTGCAGGTAATTTAACAGGAAACGTAACAGGAAATACTAGTGGAAGTGCAGGAAGCTGTACTGGAAATAGTGCTACAGCTACCACATCTACAAATGTTACAGTTGCAGATGAAAGCAGTGATACAACCTGTTTTCCTTTATTTGTAACTGCTGCTACAGGAGATTTAGCACCTAAGTCAGGTTCTAATTTAGCATTTAATTCAAGCAGTGGAATTTTAACTGCAACAGGATTTGCTGGGGATATTACAGGAAACGTAACAGGTAACACTTCAGGTTCATCAGGATCATGTACTGGAAATGCAGCAACAGCTACAGCATTAGAAACTGCAAGAACTATTGGTGGTGTATCTTTTAATGGCACAGCAAATATTAATTTGCCTGGTGTCAATACAGCAGGTAATCAAAATACATCAGGCACAGCAGCAGGAATAACAGCAGGATCTACAGTAACAGACATTATTCTTAAAGATATTGGTTTTACAACTAATGCTCTAGGTTCAATAGGTGGTGGTACACAAAATATAGATATATCTCTTGGAAACTCTGTTTCTGGAACTGTAGATACTTCAACCACAACCTTTACATTTTCAAATCCTACAGCATCAGATGAGTTATGTATTTTTTCTCTTGTCTTAACAAATGGGGGAAGTCAAACTGTTAATTTTCCTGCATCAGTAGACTGGGAAGGTGGAACAGCACCTACATTAACAACATCAGGCGTAGACATTTTAATATTTGCTACAATAGATGGTGGAACTACTTATCATGGGCAAGTAATGAGTTTAGATTCTAAATCACCATCATAGGAGAATAATATGGCAGTACAACAATTTTTAATGATGGGTAGAGCAGCAGCAGGAAGAACAATAATTACTGGACAAAGATGGGTAGGTTTAACTAATAATTATGGTCAATCAGGATTAGGTGATTCTAATGATAATAAATCAACAATTACCCAATTAGGTAGTTTAGAAACTTGGCAAAATACAGAATCGCCTGGTAATAATCATAATAATAAAACTGTAGTAATATCAACTGGTGCATTGTGGGTTTGGGGCAGGAATAATTCAGGAGTTTTAGGATTAGGAGATAGCACACAAAGAACTTCACCAGTACAAGTTGGGTCTGACACTGACTGGCTAGAGTGTGTTCAAGCATCTAGTGCAACATCAGCAATAAAAACAGATGGCACTTTATGGACTTGGGGAGATAATTCAGCAGGACAACTTGGAACTGGAAATACTACAGCAAGAACTTCTCCTGCACAAGTTGGTTCTGATACTGACTGGGCACACGTTTTAGTAGGAGGTGCTAACCATGATTGGTTAGTTGCTATGAAAACTAATGGAGAAATTTACTATTCAGGAACTGGAGTTGCTGGTCTTTCAAATGTAAATGTTTTTACACAAATTGGAAGTGCAAGTGGTTTTACTGATGCTGTTTTACAAGGAACAAGTCTTGTAGCATGGAAAGAATAAAAATATCTAAAGTAGATATGCTTTTAAATATTGCTGGTGGCGATATAAAAAAAGCAGAATTAATTTCAAAAGAAAAAAATAAACTTGATTATCAGTTAATATTAGCTGTGCAAGGAAAAACTGAACAAGCATGGAAAGTTGTTAAAGAATTAGAAAAAGAAACTCCTAAATGTAATAGAGCAACTTTTAATAGAGGTTGGTTTTATCTTTCAAAAGGCAAATTAAAAAAAGGATTATCTTTTATGGAAAGTGGTCGTTCCTTAAATACTTGGGGTAATGAATCAGAATTAGGAATAATGTATTCAACTAGGTGGAACGGCAAAGATAATTTAAAAAATAAATTTGTTTTAATCTACATGGAAGGTGGATTTGGTGATGAAATTCTTAATGTTCGTTTTGTAAAACAACTTGTTAAAAAAGGTGCTAAAGTTATTGTTGCTTGTAGACCTACATTAGCTCCATTATTTGCAAGAATTAAAGGAGTATCAGCAGTAGCACAAGTAGATATATTAAAAGGAATATGGCATGATTATTATATTCCTTCGTTTTCATTAGCACATTTATTAGGTTGTGAATATAAAGATATAGATGGATCAGCATATATAACGCCAAATGTAAAATGTGTTAATCGTTTTTCTAATTTTATTAAAAAAAATGGTTTTAAAGTTGGTATTAGATGGGCAGGTAATCAAAAGTTTGAATATCAACAAATGAGAACATTTCCTTTTAAAGGATTTTATAATGCTGTTAACCAAGAGGGTGTTAATTTATATTCTTTACAATTATCAGATTCATCTAGTATAGATTTATCAAAATATAATATAACTGATCTTGAGGAATATTTAACAGATTGGGAACAAACTGCTGGTGCTATTGCTAATTTAGATTTAGTAATAACTTCTTGCACATCAGTAGCTCATTTATCAGCAGCAATGGGCAAAGAAACTTGGGTAATAGTGCCTACTATGCCATATTTTATTTGGGCAGTACCAGGAGATAAATCAGCTTGGTATAACTCAGTTAAATTAATAAGACAAGAGGAATATGGTAATTGGGATAAAGTTTTTAATAAAATTAAAGAAGATTTGGAGATTAGAAAATGGCAAAAGTAGCAATAGTAGAAAAAGGTGTAGTAGTTTATAGAGGAGTTTTGCCTAAAAATTGGAAAAACACATCAGGATTACACAATAGTAAAGATGATTGGTCTACATTAAATGAACTTGGTATTTATCCTTTAGAAGAAATTAAACCATCTTTTAATAATGCTACTGAAATTCTTGATAGTTGGACAGAAGATATCCAAGCAGATAAAGTTGTTCTTACTTGGGTTAAACGTAATAAAACATCAGCAGAACTTACTGCTGATTCTGAATCAGAAGCTGTAGCATATAAGTGGAAAAGAGAACAAGAATATCCAAAAATAGAAGAACAATTAGATGAAATATACCATAATGGTATAGATAGTTGGAAAGCTATTATTAAAGCAGTTAAAGATAAATATCCAAAACCATAGCAAAGATAGGAGAAATAGATGGGATTAGAAACAGGAACATATATATCGGACTTAAATAGTTCAAACCCAGTAGCTGGTGATCCAGTTAATGAGGGTGATGANCATTTAAGACTTATAAAATCAACAGTCAAAGCAACTTTCCCTAGTGTTACTGGTGCAGTTACTTCAACGCACACAGAATTAAATTTATTAGATGGTGTTACAGCTAATACTACTGAGCTTAATTATTTAGATATTACAACACTTGGTACAGCAGAAGCATCTAAAGCAGTAACAGTAGATGCTAGTAAAGATTCAACAGGTATTAGAAATTTAACTGTATCAGGAACTATAACTATAGGCTCTAACACAGCAACTACTTTACAAGCTGTATATCCAGTAGGATCTATTTATATAAATGCAGCAGTATCTACCAATCCTGCAACATTACTAGGTTTTGGTACATGGGCAGCATTTGGTGCTGGTCGAGTTATAGTAGGTTTGAACTCATCAGACAGTGATTTTGATACAGCACAAGAAACTGGTGGTGCTAAAACTCATACACTATCTGTATCTGAAATACCATCGCATACCCATACATCTTCATTNAGAGGTAATGGTGAAGATGAATTACAAAGCATACCATCAGCATCTGATAATACAGACCCTTCATTAACAATGACAACAAACGCTACAGGTGGTGGTGGAGCACACAATAACTTGCAACCATACATCGTTGCATATATGTGGAGAAGAACTGCGTAATGGCAACCNTTCAAGTATTAAATCCGAAAGGAATGATTAAAGATACAAATGANACNGNATTGCCTAACGAATATTTTTCACATACACAAAATGCTAGATTTGAAGATAACGCAGCTAAAAAAGTATTAGGTCAAGATCAAGTATTTGGTACACCTACAGTAGCTCCTTATTTTGCTTTAAATTGGACTACAGGTGCTAATAGTTATTGGTTTTATGCTGGGTCAGCTAAAATATACAGATATGATGGTTCTAGTCATAGTGATTTTACAAGGACATCAGGTGGAGATTATTCTACTAACTTAACTGCTTCAGGTAACTGGACAGGTTCTATATTTAACGGATTAGCTATTTTAAACAATGGAGTAGATGATCCACAATGTTTAGCTACAACAGGTGCTAGTAAGTTTACTGATTTAACCAACTGGCCAGCAAGTACAACTTGTAAAGTAATAAGACCTTTTGGGAATTACTTAATAGCTTTAAACATGACTGAATCTTCTGTTAATTATCCTAACAAGGTTAGATGGGGAGATGCAGCAGAAAACCTTACACTACCTAGTTCTTGGACAGCAGCTAGTACAAACGATGCAGGTTCAGCAACAGTAGGCGATGCAGGTGAATTTATTGTAGATGGGTTTCCACTTAAACAATCTTTTATAATATATAAGGAAAACACTACATACATTATGACCTTTACTGGTGGTAATTTAGTATTTGACATTAAAAAGCTATTTGATGACTCAGGTGTTTTATCAAGAAACTGTGTAGCAGAATTTAATGGTAAACACTTTGTAGTAACTAATGGTGATCTTATTGTCCATAATGGTGTATCTAAAGAATCAGTAGCTTCTAATGTAATTAAAAGAACATTGTTTGAAGAAATAGATAGCACTAATTATGCAAACATATTTGTAACACATAATAAACAAAAAAATGAAATATGGGTATCTTATCCAACAGTAGGTTCTACTTATTGCAATAAAGCATTAATATGGAATTACAATACAAACTCGTTTAGTTTTAGAGATTTGCCTGATATTTTACATATAGCAACAGGTATAGTAAATCCTGGTGCATCAGCAGTTGTATGGTCAGGTCAATCACAAAGTTGGGAAGCCTACAGTACAACAGATAATTGGGGTCAAAGAAACTTTAATCCTACAGAAACCAGTATCTTAATGTCTAGCACAGGAGATACTAAACTCTATAGAGGAGATAATGGGTTTGATTTTGCAGGAGCTGATTTTACTATGATCTTAGAGAGAAAAGGATTAACCCTCGATGGTAATACTAATACTGTAAAACAAGTAAGAAAGATTACTCCAAGATTTTCTAGCACAGGTTCTGCTGAAATATT